CTCTTCCGATCTGAGCTATCTTGAGAAGAAGAGGGAAGCAAAGAGGCAGGCAGAGAGTGGTGGTAGAAGGATTCTCTCTCACTTCTCGGTGAGTGAGGAAGACATGACTCTCTACGAGCTGTTTGATGATGGCGAAGTAGATGATGATTTCAATCGTGAGAATCCTTTAAGTGAGGACCAGTAAATGCCAGTTGTTGATGATCTCGTATGGCAAATAGTCTTTAAGGGCTGGGATAAGTGGGGAGCTAGTGTAGTCAAGACTTCCGGCGATCTTGGCACAATTGATAAGCAGGTTGCCCACACACAAAAGGTCATCGATGGGATTGGCAAGAAGAACCTCACTTTGGGTTCTGCTGATGCCATCCGAGAAGCAGAAAACCTATCAAAGAAGATTCTTGATGTCCAGAACAGATACAAAACCTATCAGCAGATGATGGAGCAGCGTGCTGCTTCTGGACAGAGTCTTCGTGGGTATGCTACGCAGCTTTCTAAACTCCAAAAAGAGCTTGAGAAGACAAAGTCACAGTTTGCTACGGCTCAGCTAAATCTGCCTAAAACTAACATGGATGCATATGTTAGGCAGATTGATGCTTATAAAGATCGGATTGTTGAGCTTAAGCAAGAGATGTCTAGCATCAGCAAGCAGAAAACAGCTTTCAGCCCTACTTGGTCTGCTGATATCAAGAAGAGGGCTGAAGAGATTAAGCAGTTACAGTATGCTATTAAGCAGATGCCTGCTTTCCCTTCTGCTAAGTTTCAAGGTGGCCAGACCCTTCTCAGTGCTGATCAAATTAAGAAGTTTGAGTTCCTTAACTCTCAGTTGAAGTCTGCTGAAAGTCATTTTACTACAATGGGTATGCAGGCCCGACGTATTTCATCTGACGTTGGGTCTGTTGCAACACAATGGGGATTTGCTTTTGCTGCTGCAGCAGGAACAATGGTTATAGCAGGGAATAAAGCTGCTGGATTCCAGAAGAGAATGGCAGAAGTCAACTCTATTACTCATTACACAGCACAAGAGTTTGAAAAGACAAAGCGAGAAGTCCTTGACCTTTATGGTGATGTTGTTACCACGAATATGGAAGACTTTACCAAAGGCTTATACAACATAAGGTCTTCTGGTGTTGAGGCTGCTGATTCCATTAAAGTTTTGGGGCAGTCAGCAAAGGCAGCAGCAGCTGGTCAAACTGATTTGGATGTTGCATCCAAGGCAGGGCTGTCAACTTTGAATGCATTTAATCTTCCTATGGAGAGGTTGAATGAAGTCTTTGACTATCAGTTCAAATTGGTTGATAAAGGTATTGGTAGGTATAAAGACTTTGAGCCAGTATTGGCAAGAGTTCAAAGTGCTGCTAGATTGTCAGGTCAGTCTATTGGTGACACATATGCAGTTCTAGCACAGCTGACAAGGCTTGGTATGACTCCTAGACTTGGAGCTATGGCACAAACGCGATTGATGACTGCCATGGTTCAGCAAAGGGCTAGAATCAAGAAATACACTGGAATAGATACTGTAGATGCTGATACAGGGAGAATGAAGAGCGTTGTCAAGTTTCTTGGTGAGATAGAAAAGAAGACAAAAGCTGGAACTATTTCTGCTCACCAATTGTCTAAAGCATTTGCACAGACAAACTCCCTACAAGCGGTTACTCTTCTTACAGGCGCCATTGATAAGCTGAATAAAATGGCGATGGACTTCAATGGTGATGCTGTTGTAGGGTCTATGGAAGAGGCTTACAAGAAGGCAACAGATAATATTCAAGATCAGTTGAAGCTTGCTAAGCAGAAGTTTGAAGTCATGATGGTAGACATAGGCAACAGCCCTGCTGTGAAGTCTGCCTTTAAGGGCTTGATAAAGTCTATGACTAGTGTCTCTGACTTCTTCAAGGACAACAAACTTGCAGGACCAGTATCTTGGCTAGGGATGATAACAGTAGCAGCAACTGGTGGAACTTTTGCATTCTTGAAGTTCATTTCGATAGCAGCAAGAGGCGTTGGTGCAATGTATTCCTTAAAGGGCGCAATTGCCTCGGTTGGAATCCTTGACCTCGCCAAGAATATGCAAATGGCAACTGCCACTTTTACTGGTATGGGGATGGCAGCTACAGAGGCAAGTGGTGCTGCCCTTCTTCTGAAGGGTGCACTTATTGGGCTTCAGGTTGCTGCTGTTGCCGCTGCAGCTGGTGCTGGGTATCTGATTGGAACCCAGCTTGATAAGTGGATGAATGGTGCGATATACAAGGAGAGAGAGCTTGGTTCTCAATCAATTAAGCTGGCACAGGAGTTTAGAGTTGTAGGTGCTGCTGCTATTGATGGATCAAATGCATTCCGACGGAAGAATGAGATACTTGGTGAGCTTAATAAGAACTTCCCAAATCTAGTTACCAAGCTGAAGAATGGCAAGATGTCTATGGACCAATTCGCTGATGCCGTTCAGCGTGCTGGGACAAATATGTCTCAACTTAGGACTGCATCTGAAGAGTTCTTTGATGTTCTTATTTACGGAGGGAAAGGCGGGAAGCCTGCTACTCCTGAAGCGCAAAATCCATATCAAGCTCAACAGCTAAAATCCCAGTTGGAAACTCTTGTTGATCTTAGAGATAAGATTGAGAAGGGGGAGAAGGTAACATTAGGTGCTCTGAGACTTAAACATCCTGAATTCAGAAATGTTGAGTTTGGCAAAGAAGATTGGAAACGTACATTAACCGCTGAAGACCTTAACAAGAATATCAGGAGCACTCGTAGGCAGGCGATCTCATTCTTTGATGCTACAGAGCCAGGAAGAGCAGATGAGGTTCTTGGAAAGAAACTACTTGGTTCTTCATATGGAAAGATGAATCAGGCAGATATCAAGAATGCTAGGTATTTCCAATCACAGGTAAGTGAGCTTACTGCTGCAGGGCTGGATCAAGCAACAGCAAGACTAGCGACAGCCTCTCACCTTGCAGCTGTTGATAGAGGTAAGTATAAGGAAGTCTTTGGGAAGGTGGCAGACGCTTCAGCAGGAATGTGTGCTAGAGGTGTTGATCAGCTAGTTGAGCAATCGACAGGAATGAAGGTTCCTGGAGCAGATGCCAAGGACATCTTCCTTAAAGCAGCCAATGCTGCTGCTGGATTCGCAAAAGGTGTTATCTATGGTGGAGAAGCTCAACCTGGTGATATAGTTGTTACCCGAAAGAAGGGTGCTAAGGATACTGGTGGATACCATATCGGAGTTATGGATACAGCCGGCAAGATGGTTGAGACTCCGACAAGCGGTCAAGGGGTTGGCTATAGAGGTAAGGGGCGAAATCTCGAACAGTTCACAGAAGGATTTGGTCGAGACTATTATGTAATCCGTGGAGCCCAGAACTACTCTAAGCTCCTCAAAGGAACTCTTTTTAAGCCTACAGATAATGGCCTTAGGCAAGGTGATCTGTCTGATACTGAAACTGGGGCAGCTGCCACCCGTAAGTTAGAGACTCTATACAACGATCTGCAGAATCAGATGAGGAAGGCTAAGACTGATGCTGCGGTCGCTGCTCTTCGAGCACCTGAGCCTGGGGCTAACCTTCACACTCGACAGATAACTGGTGAGGCAAAGGCGAGGAAACTTGAAGTTGAGAGAGGCGCACAGGATGAGATAAAGGCTCTCAAGGCTAGGCTCGATACTGAGCTTGCATACATCAAGGGCAATGAAGGTCTGAAGGCCAAGGTCCGAGCTGCTGGTGCTCAGTTGGAAGTAGCCATCAACTCCAAGGCAGTTGCTGAGAAGGCAAGAATTGATAGAGATGCTCAGAGGAAGCTTGATATACAGCTTTCCCAGGATGCTCTTGATAGGATGAAGTATGATCATCAGATTAACTCTGCTTATCGAAAGTCGCAGACTGAATATCTCAACATAACAGCAACGACAGCTCATGCTGAACTTGATGTTATAAAGAGTGAGTATCTTGACAAGATGGATTCTATCCTAGAGAATTTCATACAAGCCAAGATCGAGCGGAACAAGCAGATTGCTGAGGGCATTCTCCCTGAAGGTGATAAGGCTTCATGGGAGGCTATCTCTGGCGCTTTCAATCAGGAGAAGGCTAATGCTGAACTCGATTACCAGAAGAAGTTAAAGCAGAAGGCCAATGAGATATTCGAGCGGGAGATGTCTAGTTACTCTGACCTTCGCAGAGCGAACTTCGAGATGTATCGAGACATCACTCTCTATGCTGATAACTCTTTTGCTAATCGAATTGCTATTATCCAGCAGGATACAGACCTACAGATAGCAGAGCTTGATGAGCAGAGGGCTGCTTACGAGCGGAACGCAGACTTCGAGAAGAAGACTGATATTGAGCGGGCGAATGACAGAGCCAAGTTCGTTGCTCAGGACAAAGCACTTCGTGTTAAGTCTGCCATAGAGCAGAGAAATGCTGCTATGCAGCAAATTGAAGCTGGTCTAGCTCTTGGTGAGAAGCTCTACGGGGCATCTAATCGGGCAGCCTTCACCATGAAGCCTAGTGACACTCTTGCTGGAGTTAATGAGATAACTCCGAAGGCTACTCAGAACTTGATGGAGTTCGCAAGAGTTTATGATGGTCTTCTTGCTAAGGCTGGTGTTGCCCCTGAAGAAAGAGCAGAGAAGTTCCTTGGCTATATCTCTACTGCTATCGAGAAGGACAAGCAGAGACTGAACTTCTACATGGAACTGCTTGATCTTCCTAGGCAGAGGATAATAGAGATTCGCAACCAGTTTATTCGAGATGGTCTTTTCCTCGGTGATGAGGTCATTCAGGCTGAGCAGGATAATCTTCGTGATCTTATGGAACCATTCATTGAGTTCCAGAACACGATCAAAGATGGCTGGGCTGATGCATTCCACGGAGTCATTAGTGGTGAAGACAACGCCATGGACTTCGGGAAGAAGATAACTGACGCCTATAAGCAAGCTGTTGCGGACTATGTGACTAATGAAGTCATAATGCCATATCTCAATCCTGTGTTCCAGACTCCTGAGCAGAAGGCTATTCAGGATCAAATGAACCAGGAGCTAATCCTGATTAACTACCGGAGAGATATACAGAATCTTGAAGGGCTTGCTATCCAGACCTTCCGAGATGGAGTTACAGTATTCAATGATTCTGTAAATAAGTTCGTCGCAGCTTCTGGGACTGCAGTTCCCCCTGGCCAACAGCCGGCTGCTGTTCTTAGTGGTGAGCTAAAGGCTGCTGGTGTTACAATCGCTAACGCAGTCAATGGCGGAAAGAATCCTGCTGACACTCCTGGTGGTAGTGCAGCTGTAATGGCTGGTGCTGTAGCAATAGGAATTGTTATGGCTACGAAGGACAGCCAACTTCCTGGTGGAAATGCTGGAGGGGCTGCCTCTGTTGCCCTCGGGAACACTGTAGGTGGTGTTCCAATTGGTGTTTCCGGTCCTGGTGCTACTGGTCCTGGTATGCCAAAGATGGGAACGACTGATTCGATTCTCTATGGAGTCGGAGCTGTCGGAGCCACTGCGGGCATACCTGCTCTTGGTATGCTTTCTCAAATAGCAGCGAGTCCTGGTGGATTCAAAGGTGCTATGGGTCGCTCTGCTAATGGTATGGGAAATATCATGACGGGCGTTGGTGGCTTCATGAGTGGTTACTCTGGTGGTGCTACTGGTGGAAACATAGCTATGAGCGCCTTGACCGGATTTGCCACTGGTGGTCCAATTGGTGGACTTATCGGAGTTGGGGCTACCATCCTTGGCGGAGTCTTCGGGAAGGGTAAGAGGAATAAGGCAGAGCCACCGAAGCCCAAAGAGTTCCAGCAGATGCAGGGTCCTGAAGATGTAATGTGGGCCCAGAAGAAGTATGTTCGCAGAGCCGCAGAGGGTGGAAGAGAGGGTCTGCCTCTTGGACTCGGAACGGGTGCGAATACGACTCACATTAACTCGAACACTACAGTCAACTTCGCTCGAATTGAGATTGTATCTGCTGACGCTCGAACTGCTGGCTCTCAGTTCGTTGCGGGCATGAATGAAGGGACTGCTAGGGTTCTGACTAACCAGTTGAATGCTACCCCTTCTTCTCGATAAGTGAATTCACTTGATTGCAGAAGTAGGGGTAGAGAGATAGGGATTCATACCGATCAAGCTAGATTCACCGACTGCAGGCCGGTGGATTTTAGCTTTATAGGGTATGGCCCGGAAGGGTAGAGTAACCGAATGGCTGATAGACCTAGTATAATACTCAAGAATAACGTGAAAGTGACTTACGGCAGAAACAACCTGAATGTTGGTGGAGTGAGAAAGTCAAAGCCTCCGCCCTCAGAGTTTGATAAGTATAAAGTAGCGATAAACAATACGTCAACGAGGTAGGATTATGGCAAAAGTATCTTGGATATTCACATCGAAGCCTTACTATTCACCAGAGGCGAATGTCAACAAGATTCTTGACCGCAATCCTGTCGAGTTCACGTTGCTTGAGGGTCAACCTGAGTTCGCTGAGTATAAGGGCAATAACCTTACTGACAAGGTTGTATACCGGAAGAAGTATGGTGATCCTCGCCTCGTCCAGTATCATAAGCTACAGCTATCCTACTCTCAGTTGTCGAAGCCAGGTGTTGATGTGATAAACACCTACATGCGGTTCTTCGGACAGAACATCTACCTGAAGCTCTGGCAGTTCGATTCCGCTCCTGCTGTGGCTACTGCTGCTGAGTGCTGGCCAAGAGGGGATGCCTCTTACTACAAATACTTTGCTCCTTACAGGAACCTGGCATCTGATGAGGCAGAGAGCACTAAGGTCTGGGTTAATGGCCTTGAGCTATCGACTGGTTTCACAATTGATTATGTAGAAGGAAGCATAACCTTTGCTGATCCTCGTGATCCTGTCGATAAGGTTGCTATGAGCTTTGTCTGGAACCCGAAGGTTACAATTCTCAACTTCGACCCTCGCCCTATTCCTGGGCAGAAACACGGCGAGCAAAGGTTTACTCCTGTCGTTATTTTGAAAGAGGTCTAACTTGAAGTTCAAAGACCCGATAAATGATGAGAAGTATTTCCAATACCGGCGAACTATGGGGGAGACTAAGTCAGGTCATGTTGAAAGACGTGATGCTGTCATAAAGGATAGGCCAAGATTGGCTGTCTCACCTAAAGATGGTCGTGTGTATGGTGTCTTTGTCGATCAAGATACTGGAGTTCTGAAGGCAGGGTTAGTTTTAGTTGACGATTCAGATTGGGAATCGACTTGGGATTTGCCACTAATTCCAGAAGCTCATTTTAGAAAGATTCACAATCCTTTTGTGGCCATAGACTCTCTTGGAAATCTATGTGTAGGATACGAGTATTGGCCTGATGAGTGGCACCCTGAAGTCTGGGTATATGACGAGAGATTAATTGTCACTACTGTTACCCCGTTCTTACAAAAAGTTACTAATGGAAGTTCAGCTGTAACTATAGCAGATCGAGATAATGACCTGCTCATCTTTTACAAGAGAACTACTGATGGCAAACTCTGTTGGAGAGCAAGAAGTCAACCACCTTACGAGGTGGTGTGGGGAACAGAGAACGTGGTCAACACAACAGGACTTACGGGTGACTTATATATTGATGATGCATTTCTTGGTGGAGGCTCGCTAGAATATGAAGCCCAGTGGATTGTATTGTGTGTCGCAGCTAGACACGCCAACGGTAGATTCTCCCTCCACTATATCAGAAGTAGCAACTGGCCAAGGTTTATCGCAACAGAAGAGACATTAGCCGCACAAAACTCTGTTTCTAATATAGGCTGGACTCAGGTGAACATATATACGCCAGATGAAGTTCTGTCTATTGATTGTCAATTTATGGCAATAGCAAGAATTGACAATTACTCATATGAGTTAGAAGAGTTAATAGCAGTTGCCAATCAAGTTTCTGTTATTTTGTGGTCTGGCGGAAACTCGTATTCAGTCGGGGATAAACCTGGTCACATAGACAAGATTTCTGTTAGCAATGTAGTTGGAGGGATACTGTGGAGTTTAACGAACAATGTGAATTCACCAGACGAAAGTCTGGTTTGTTCCAACCAAGTCACCGCAATCGTGTGGACATCGGTATAGGTTTTAAGACAGAGTGGGAAGTGACCCTCAAGGATGCTAAGACTGGAAGGGTTAAGCTCCACCTTCCTTGGCACAAGAACACCATCCTGAACTCTGGGCTTAACAGAAGGTTGTCAGTTACATCACAGTTTGCCCCGACATCTTCAATGACAGGTTGCATCTTCCCTTACCTTGCTCTTGGAACAGATAACACAGAACCTGCGGTTACAGACATTGGCCTCGGTGCTGAAACAACCAGAAAGCTTGCGATAAATGAGCTTAGCAGTTATAGCATTGTAACTGCTGGTGCACCATATTTTATCCTTGGTGCACAATGGGGAACAGCAGAAGGAAATGGCGACCTCAAGGAAGTTGGCCTTGCTAATGCTCTTTCTGGAGGAATATTCTGGAGCAGGAACCTCTTCAGGGATGAAGGGGGTTCTCCTATAACAGTAACCAAGACTTCTGCTGACATACTAACTGTTCGTTGCAAGACGACGATTGTTAGAGCATCAGAAACTCCATATAGTGCAACTATTGATGGTAGGACTGTCAAGGGGTTGATCCTGAATTCTGGGTTAGCTGGTCTTGTTAACAATTCCTGGTGGGGATCACAAGGACATACTTGTGGGACAGATAACTCAGACCCGGTTGCTACTCAGACAAATATACGAGGGACGAACCTTGGGACAACAGATTATCCTGTATGGGCAGAACCTCACCTTGGCCCGACGGATGGGTTCTATATAGAGAACTCAATCAGTATAAAGAGTTACCAGTGTAACGGGAACATCGGAGAGATTCTGTGTAGGTGGTCAAATAACAGCTCAGCGATGTTGACTCTACACACTTTCACTGATGCTTTGCCTAAAGATGTTACTAAGCAGCTTGACTTGACTTTTAGAATGACGCTGTCGAGGGTGTAAATGGCAGTCCCGCAGGATAATAGGTGGGTCAACGGAGGCTCAGTTGGGAGTGCTGAGTGGGAGACTTTTGTTCTTCCACTTCTTCCTATTCCTACAGCTGAGAAGCATTCACAGTTTATATCTCGACCTATCAATATTCCGTGGGATGTTAAAGAGTGGTCTCTTGATTTCAGGGAGATCATTCTCCCAACGTATTATGATGATGCTCCTTGCCCTTTGACTATAAAGGTTCAACATCGGCACCATAAATCTGATGTCTGGGAAGACTTCGAGTATGGGACGGTGTATACTCATGATGACGACAAGATAGATCAGTTCCGGTATATTATAGATTTTGCGCCGACTTACCAAATACAGTGCCCGTATATTGATATGGTTGGTCACGATCTTAACAACGAGAGGTTTGTAACCATGTATTCCCAGCCTCATTTCCGAAAAGAGACATCATATATCAGGAAAGATGCTCCGACTACGAACTATGTCACTGATGACTATTCGTATGCAGGTTTCGGCGCAAGTTCTTCTGTTGAGTATAGGGCACTTTTGCGCTTCCCTCTCGATAAGTATGAGGCGAAGTGGGAACTTGATGATGTCTACATGCAGCTCTATAACCTCGGAGTAGGGTCACCAAGCATAGCAGTTTACAGGATAACTTCTGATTGGGATGAAACGGCTGTGACCTGGAATAACCGAAAGACAGGAGTTGCTTGGGGGACTCCTGGTGGAGATATAGATGGAGACCCGATCTTCACCTTCTCAGTTGGAGATGGTCTAAATATGAAGATCGGCAGTTCTGATGGGGATTTCCGAACTGCAATAAAAGAGGCTATCGCAGATATGAAGCCTTACTATGGGCTCATGTTTGTAGCAGACTTCTATGAGCCGAACACCTATGCAAAGTTCTACAGCATGCATGCTGTTCCTTCTAATACTGAAGATGATAGGATAAACGCCAAACTTATCTTGAGGACTTCCGATAACTACGAAAAGCTGATGGAACCTTTGACTGATAACCCTCTGGCTTCTGAGTTCCGAGTCTTCAAGGGAGATTATGTCCTTGACCAGAGTGGACAGCACCCACCTTACGATCTTAGCACTGGTATCCCTCGATTGAAGAATGTGGTAGAGATCACAAACCTGGTGACTGAGTATAGCATTGAGCAGAGTCGCTCCGATATAGCGGACAGCTTGACCCTCGATGTTATTGATGATGAAGCAGGAACATACGCTGGCTTCTGGAACCCGATGGATGTCATCGTCGTATTCGAGAGGGTGATCGGAAGCGAGCATGATAACTCTTTCATCAAGAAAGGAACCTTCGTCATCGACTCTGATCCTGAGAGCGTAGAGGCTGCTATGCCTACTCTCAGGGTGTCCGCTAGGAACTGCGCCAAATATGGTCTACTTACTGCTTGTCAAGGAAAGTGGGAAGCTGATCTTATAGAGGTCGCTCAGATCGAATTGACTCTTGTCGATGAGACAGGAGACTTTAGGATTTACAAGCACCTTACTGATAATGGTGACTACGCCTATAACTGGAACCAGACTATCCCTCCTGGTGTCTTCTCGTTTGATGCTAGCAACAACAAGCTACCTTACCAGTTGAAGGATGGTATCATTTTCGTGGTCTACGGAGAGGGTGCTGTATACATTAGCACAGAGGCTTGGAATACCTCGGTAGCAGAGGGTGGCCTTGGACAGCCTGCTCATGTATATGCTACCTATACCCGATGGAAGACTCCTGTTGATTCCTTTACTGGGTGTAATGCTCTACACAAGATTATCTATGATGTGCTTATGCAGGCAGGCTACCAGCATACTGATAGCACTGCTATTAACTACATCAAGACTTGTATGCCTATCCTGTCTGACTTTGTCTTCGATAGAGTCTACAACAAGCTAGGTAGCACCTACATAGATATAACAGGGACCATTGAAGACCCGAAGGTTCAGAAAGAGACTGACTCACCGAAGCTCCATGACGATGATATGGTAGCTCTACAGAGTGCAGGAGATGCTCTCTATTTCATGCTAACTGTAGATAACCACAGATTTACTCACATATACACATATCTGAAGACAATCGGAACTGGAGGGTCATACATCTGGGAAGTCTATAATGGAACAACCTGGACAGCTGTAGACCCGATCTCTTCTGAGGCGTATAACTTTGCTGACCTGGCTGCTTATGAGAAGGCATTAGACAATTGGATTAGGAGATGCTGGCAGGATAGTAGATGGGCCTATGAGCAAGATGATAAGGCATCCTCCTTCGAGTCTAGCGGGGTTGTTGCATTCGATGAAACGGACCTCCAAACTTGGAAAGCGGTAAAGCTATCGGACCTCGATGCAACCGTTCCTATCACGACCGACCCGGCTGGGTTCTGGATGAGGTGCCGTTGTGTAACCCCTTCGTCTACTGCAGTTGAGCTTCATAGATTTGCTGGTAAAGAGGTAGTGATCCTGCCCTCAGACAACAAGACGAATATCGCTCGAATCTGGGATGATAAGAAGCACTTGGAGTTGATTGATGAATGGCTTGGACAGTTTGCTCCACCTAACTATTATCTCCAGGTGAATGAACATGGTGATGTAGATACAGCGTATATCATGCAGCAGAATATCGCTGCTTACGAGATCGTCAATGACTTCACCGTTTCTCGTGAGAGGAATGACTCTCAGATATACACTCAAGTCAACGTTCGGCTTTCTGAGTCGAATAGAGATTCTCTTGTTGACTACTCAAAGTCCATGAACGGGGCGACTTGCTGCTATTCGGGTTATGTCAACCCTGAAGCTCCTGAAGAGGATTTGAAGATAGCATATACATATGAGCCTGGTAATGGCTATACATACGACCAGGATGATATGTATGCGCTTTGTAGTGGAGACTACCACCCTTCTTATGCTATTGATCAGAGTCTGACTTCTTGTGGATTCTGGGTCTTCGGAGGTGGGAAGGGTTCTCCTGATGGCGGCACTAGGAATGGTAAACCGATGCCTGGAGACCATAACACTCCTGCTCTTGCTGAGAGGGATGTTCTCATTGTTGTTCTCCCACAGGAAGTAAGGCTGTTTAGAGTCTCCTGTAAAGCATCTGGGCATGGCAGCTATAATGGAACCTATAGCATATCAGTTAGAGCAGAAGCCCCTGGTTCTCCTTGGATTCCGACTCTTAGCAAGGTTGCTGCTACAAATGATATGAGGGACATAAAGAGCTTTGACTTTACGCAGGATGCTGATCCTAATCTCCCTGCTGTGAAGTATATCAAGTTCCACATCAACAGCCCTGCTCCGATTAACAACCGGCCTCGTGGCAGCCATACTCACCCATATTCGTATACTGTGGCCATGAAGGTCTATAATATCATAGCAGAAGGCATAGCTGTTTCAGAGCCAGTTTATGCTAGTGCTACTCTTGGGACAACCCCTCCGTTCGATACAAACGCTGATAAGGCGCTGATGGACAAATATAGAATAAGGGCGATGAACATCTCGGATAAGAACGCATATCTGACTAACATTGATGATGCGAATGCTTACGCTCTGAATGTGCTCAGAGAGGCTTACCGATTGTATGATCCGCTCGCAGTTGGTAACATAAACCCTTATGCTCAGATCGGACAAACTGTAAGATACAAGAACTCGATCTTGTCTGTTGATAAGGTGAACGGTGCTCTTTATGTTATCGAAGAGATAAGTCATAAGCGTGGTGGCGAAGTTGAAACAAGACTCGTCCCATATAGAGGATAGATATGCCAGGAGTCATCGGACGACCAAGAATAACCCTTCATGATGCCATTGGCACTCAGGTTGGAAAACAGCTGAGGCGTTTTGGCGTCAATGATATCAAAGAGGCTCTTGACAAGGCAGCTCGTGATCAGATAATCATAACACAGATGTCTGATAACGCTGATCTCTCCTCTGATAACAGCTTTAGTGCTGGTAGCGCTGAAATTGGGTTCGACTATAGCACAGACCCAGTAACTGAGGGCGTCGAGTTTCCATCCGGTTCTGACCGTTCTGATAACCTTGATGACTTTCTTATTGGTCTTATCGCCAGGGTGGCAGTAGCTGAGGCTCAAATTGCTCTTACGAAGCCTTGGTATACAGTTCAATATGTTCCTGGAGCACCAATAACACAGATAAACCTTCCTCATCCAATAGTTGATGCAAAGCTGTGGAAGAACGGAATCAGATTGATGGAAGGTTCGGACTATGATTTCACTATTTCTGGTTCATCGTTAATGATAGCGGGGTCTGCTGGTGACCGCTTCATTGTTGAATACACAACTAGCTGGGTGGGTTCATAATGGCTGGAACACCAACAAGAGTAGATAAAGACCAGATTGAAGATGTCCCATTTGATGGTTCTACAGGGCATGAGCACACGGGCGCTGTAGGTGATGCCCCGAAGCTGCCTCTCATTGGTCTCTCAGATGTAGACAGCTCTGGTCTTGAAGATGGTGATACACTTATATATGATTCTGGCACAGGGAACTGGGTAGCAAGTGCCCCAGAAGCCCCTGGTGGTTCAGGTCTTCAGGCTCGAACAACTGCTTCCTTCACATCAGACTCTCTTGCTGAGGGTGCAACAGATTCAGGAAAGCAGCTGCCTATCGGGAAGTGTGTTTCTGTCCTAAAGATACAAACAAGCCGACCAGCCTGGGTTAGAGTTTATTCGACTCCTGCCCATCAGACTGCGGATGCTGCAAGATCACAAACAGCAGACCCAACCGGGGAGCACGGAGTTCTTCTGGAGGTTATAACAACTTCTGGGAACCTGACTCTTGATCTGAATCCTGCTGCGATGGTGTTCAGCCTCGACGGTGGCCAGACAGAGAATGTTAACGTGACGGTTAAGAACCTAGATTCCTCAGCAGGGACAGTGGTGGTAACAGTTACGTTTGTTCATTTAGAGGGATAATATGGCAACTTCAATTTTCTGGGGAACCAATAAGGTTGATACTGATGCGAACTTCCGACTATGGGGGAAGGGAGTGTCAGATGCTATGGATGCTGTTGGCTTTACTAAGACAGCAGATACAGGGCAGGTTGACTGGGCCTTAGTTGCGAAGCCTGTTGGTGTTCACGACTATCCAGGATATGAGATACGAGCCTTCACAGATACAATTCAGGCATCCACTCCGATCATTGTCAAAATCGAGTATGGCTCTGGTCAATATCAGGGTGGTGTCCGAGTAACAGTTGGCAGGGAAACTGATGGGGCAGGAAATCTTATAGGCGAGACGACATCCTCAATGCGATGTGAAAGTCCTTATTCTGGGACTGCAGACTCTGGTTCACACCCTTGCATTATATGCGGAGGTGATGGGCATATTGAGGTGTTCTTGTTCATCGATGCTGGCTCCTATAACTTTGCTTTTTGGGTATCTCGTGTGAAAGATGATGAAGGGGCTGACACCGATCTAGGAATTGATTTAGGTGTTCAATATCAGAATAGCTCCTTCCAAGTCTTTTTCCCTAAGAAGGGTCTCCAATATCCATTAGCTGGAACTTCGGCACCAACTTGTTTAGCACCAGGGGTAGGTCCATTTTCATACGCTGGCAACCTCGGAATCTTTCCTGTTTGTACAGGACTTGGATATGTTGCTAATCCAAACCTGAGTGCTCTCGTGTGGGATGGTGTGTCGATCAACTCAGTGGGATCTGTTATCACGATAAATGTCTTTGGTGATCCACACGACTTTATGATAACAACCCTTGCCACCGGAACTATAAATGGTATGAGTGGGTGCAAACTCGCTGTGAGGTATGAATAGTGGCAGTCCAGACTTTTACAACAGCAGCAGTCAATAGCTCTGATGCTTATTTCCGAGATTGGGGAAAGAAGCTCTCTGATGCTTTGACAGCAGTCGGACTATTCAAAACTGCTGATACTGGACAGGTTGACTGGGACACAGTTTCAAGGCCAACATTAGCCAATCAAATGATGGGCTATGAGATAAGAGCTTTCCAAGATACGTTGCAAGCATCAAACCCTGTTATTTTCAGGATTGAGTATGGTGGTGGGGATGCATCAGCATATACTCAAATTATGATAACTGTGTGTCGAGCCACCGATGGTGCTGGAAACGTTGTTGGTGAATCAACAAGAAGGCTGGCAATGAAGAATGCTTCATCCTCAACAACTGCTTACAATTGTTTTGTAAGCGGAGATGTTGATCGAGTTTCTGTTGCTATGTTCGCTAACTCAGGACTTCTTCTTCCATTCTATATCGAGAGAACCAAGAATGCTTCTGGTGGTAATACAACAACAGGAGTAAATATTGTCTGGTCTGCTGTATCAAAGAACTATCAGGTATTCTTTCCAAGAAAAGGGCTTCAGCACCCACTAACTCAGATTGAATACAGTATTTGCTGCCTTTTCCCTGGCACCGGAACAACTGCTAGTTACGCAGGAGATATTGGGCTATTCCCTATTATGCCGATGTTAGGCTACACAGAGAATCCTGATCTTGGTGCTTGTGTTTACTTCACAGGAGACATCGCTTTTAACACAGATGTAGCTCTGACAATCCTAGGAAGTAGCCATGTATATAAGACTATCGCCGGAAGCATAGGGACTGTGAATGGGAATGGAAACGGCAAAAGTCTCGCTATGAGGTATGAATAATGTCATATGTTAGAATATCATCAATCCCGCAGCACCCAGATGAGGCGACTTTCCGAGACTGGGGAAAGAAGTTGTCCGATGCTATGGAAGCTGTTGGATTTACTAAGACAGCTGACACCGGGCAAGTGGATTGGGCTGCTGTTGCGAAGCCAACAGCCATCAATACATATACAGGATATGAGATAAGACAATTCACAGATACGCTTCAGGCAACAGTCCCTGTCTTTGTGAAGATTGAGTATGGTAATGGTTCGTATGCAGTTGGTAAGCCTGGTCTTAGGATAACAGTTGGCAGAGGAAGTGATGGCGCAGGAGCGCTGACTGGTGATGTTGCTGGTTACTTCTATTTGACGTGCTCAGGGTCGACTGAGACTGCCTCCGTCCCTTCGTATGTTAGCAGTGATGGTGGTAGAATTAACCTTGGCCTCTGGCTTGTAAACGCAGGTTCATCAGCAAATGCTTTCTGGATTGAAAGGCTCAAGAACGACGACGGTAGCCCAAATGCCAATGGCATCCATATCTTCTCTTCTACAAATACAGCAACCCGATCTATGGTAGCTTCTGCTCAGGTTCTTCCTGCATCAGCAGGTGCTGCTTATCCTGCTGCTCCAGGCAAGCCGTGCTGCGCTATTCCTACTGCTGGCAACATGACAACTTATAATGAAAACATAGGGCTATTTCCTGTTCACCCTAATCTTGGATATGCAGGGAATCCCGACCTTGGTGGGCTTGTCACAACGATAGGAGAGATGTTCGCACCTGGCGCATTTATGACGGTGAATATACTTGGAGCCAATCACAACTATGTCTATGTGAAAAACCTTAACATGAACATTGCTGGTAACAGCAGTTGTGATATTCTTGTGAGGTGTGAGTGATGGCATATGCTGTTGTTGGAAATGATGCTGCCACCAAACTTGTGAAATACAAACGTGCCATGATAGGTTCTGAAGGCACTGTCAAGTCCTACATAAAGTTCAAGAGGGCTGTCCACACAGGTGAAAAGATTATAACAGTCGGAGGGGGGACAGGCAGCACTAGGCCAGAAACTGGACAGATACTACCTCGCGGTAAGTAGGCTTTCTGATGTTCTGTTCTGCTAGTATAATAGAGTAAATGAGTCAGCGGAGACTGTTATATGAACGATGCCGTCCTTATAAGTGTTGCGACCGTTGCTGGGGCAATCCTCACTAAGTTTGTGGATTACCTCACTACTCGTCGTAACACTTCAAAGCAGTCTGAAACTGAAGACAAGAAGATGGACCTCGATTGGCAGAAGGAGTTCAACGCTGCCACTGCTGCCTTCAGGGTTGAGCTTCAGGATACTATCAAAGAACTTCGTCAGGAAGTCTCTGATCTTAGGGATGATGTAGATAAGTTCCGAACTGATAAGATGAACTTGGAGGAAGAGGTGACTCGACTCCGAGGCAAGAATGACTCTCAGAATGAGGAGATAGCAAGGCTGATCAAACAGAATGTGTCTCTGAAGAATGAGAATGACAAACTTGAACTTCGAGTTCAAGAACTAGAGCGAAAGAATGGAGGTGAAACTAATGTCGGCAATTAGCACTTTGCTCATGCAAATCCTCAAGCCGGTAGTCGTGGCGAAGCTCGCACAGATCGCAAACGATGTTACCCCTGAGGACATCGAGGCCAAGTTGGACCTTGATGGGTTCTTCCACAAGCTGGAAGTGGACCCGAAGTATGCTGACCTGGCACCGTTCCTTGAGCAGCTCGAAGCTCAGGGTGAAGATGCCCAGAAGCAGCTTGCTATTCTCATCGATGCTGTTCTCGACCTGTTGGTCGTCTACGTTGCGTCGAGAATCTGATAGGAGGTGACCATCAGTGGATTGGTGGGAGAATCTCGTTAAGTTTATAGCTGACCCGAATGCGCAGATGCTGCTTACAGTGGCTGGTCTAGGAATCTTCCTAAGACTTCTGCTCATTCCGGCGATCAAGTGGTTCGCTGTAACAGTCTATCCTAAGAAGGAAATGACTAGGCTTACCACGATCATCG